TGGGACAGCACTATTAGAAAAAATCATTTAGTCCTTTCAAGACAGTCTTCTTATTCTTGTTCTTGCCATTCAATTTTATCTTGTATGGTACTTCCATTGATACTGCTGGTAGTCCTTTTAGAAAGTTTTGTATTGTTTGAAAAGTATCAGCTGGTAGAGAGTTAATAAATTCAATTTGTTCTTCTTCTGAGAAGTCTTTTAACTCATAAACATCTTCACCTTCATAAATTTTAGTGATAACTTTAGTGACCATATCAACAGAATCAGCCATTGTATCATTATCATCTAATACTAAAAGATCAGTAAACGAAGGCGGTCTTAGTTCTAACTTGATAGCCTCACCAACTTCAACTACATTGCTTGGTATCTCTCCTTCACATAATACCTTATCAAGATCAACCTCTACTTCTTGATAATCTTCTAAATCTGTATCCCAAACTTGTAACTTTGCAAGAGTAGATACACTGTTAGCTCTGAGTTTGAGAAATATATACTCAATATCAAAGCTAGCTAGTTTATCAACACTACTGTAATCCATTACACAGTTGTTAATAACTTGCAGCATTGCCCTAATAAACTCATCTGGTTGTCCTGTTTGTTGTGCAACCAAAAGTATTTTTTCTTCTTTGACCAAGAAAGGTCTATATCTAATTTCTTCTTTCGTCGACGGTATTGTCAATCCAAAAGTAGGGTGTTGAATAATTGGTAACCCCATAGTGTATCCTCCATATTAAAATAACTTGAACGTGGTGTTCACAGCTCCTAATGCCAGTCCAACTCGAGAAGCATTACTCAAGTTTGGATTCAGTAGATCGTTGATTCCAAATCCTTGAAACCTACTATTGTTTAATCTTGATACTACTCCTAAACCGTTTTTCAAAAGTCCTAAGAAACCTCTACCGCTTCCTGGTACTGCTGTCTGAATAGTGTTAAGTGTATAATATCTATATGTAAAGTTCACTGCAACAGATGCAAATGAATCATTCTCAGCCCAAGCTAGTGATACATCACCAATTTGCATTGGAAAGCATTCGTGTAGCGTATATTCTAAGAATCGTTGATGAGCTTCATCATACCAAGCAATTTGTATTGTAGAAATATATTCTGACCTGAAACGTATGTTGAATGTAGGTGTTCCTTGTGGGCTACTTCCTTCACCACCATTTCTAGCATCTGTATAGAATATGTTATCAAGCCATTGATTGAAGTATGTTAATGGCTCTCCGTTTGTTCCAACAAAGAAAGTTAAGCTGACATCTGGATTAACTGCACCGGATACCCTTCTATCTAACGTACCATATCCTAGTCTTTTGTGATCAACAGGTATGATTTGCTTACCTGGTAGTGTTGCTGAACTACAAAGTAGTGGCTGTGGTCCTGCACCTACCAGTGATCTAGGTGGATTTACTGTTGCAAGAAATAGAGGAGGCCTAGCTAGACCACCTAATGAGTTTACATCTGAACGTATCTTGCCAACATTGAATTGCTGTGTGCCTCCATTTTGGCCAATGCCAAGAAAGCCTTCGAACTGACTTATGCCAGTTCCTATCCTGTTAATTAAATCTGTTATTGCCATTTAGTACTTACCAATTGAATCTGCGTATACTGAAGCTTTACTTGCTTTTGCAAACCGTTCTGTTGGTAGAAACACAGCAATATTCCATTCTTCAGGGTATACCGTTACAAAACGAGACTGTACATGGTTATTTAGATACCTTTTCACACAAGGCTTGAAGTATCTCAAACGCGATGCTCTTTTCAATGTCTTGTAACTTATATTCAACTTACTACCTGGAGATAAGCTGTCGTCATCTATAAGAGGCCACAAACCATCCATTAGTTTAGCTCTGGCAAGAGGTGGTAAGTAATGTAGATTCAATCCCATGAATCCTCCTGGAGCACTATCAAATGGAAAGATCAATGGAAATCTATCATAGTATGGTAGCTTATCTTTTGTTTTTGGATCATATGAGAACATATACATACGACCTGGCGTTGGACTGTCTGCCATTCTTTGTCTGTCACCAGATAGAATCTTATTTGTTGTTACAGTCGTGACGTTATCCTGCATCCATGATCTTGCATCTGCTACATTGTTTCTTATATTTGCTGGTGCTTTAGACAATAAGTCTTGAAAGATATAACTTGCCATTATTGAGTATACACGCTAGCTTTAAGATATTCCAATTCAGTACGCATGATTTCCATCTTCTTTTCTAATTCTCTAACAGACTTTACTGTTTCTTGCACAGCTTCTGGTGGTTTAAAGTTATCAATCCAGCTATCATTCTCTTCAATCTCTACCACCATCATCTGCGTATCGTGTTCCAACATAGACAGTCTTTCTTCAATTCCAAAGTATCCCCACACTGCAATACCTGTTACAGCAATCAAAGCTATAAGATTCTTTAATGGTATAGTAAATTCACTGCCTTCGTTTAATTTGCTTGCCATTAGACGCCTAACTCTTTCTCGGTCATGATTTTAAATTCCCATTTCCTATCTCTACAGTAAGCATAAGCAGCTTTCCATTTAGCTTCATTGATACCATATGTTTTAACTTCGTTTAGATATCTTCTACTTGGTCTTCCTGTCTTCGTCTTATTCTTCTTCATAGGATTTGGTGGTTTAGTTTGAGCTGCTGGCTTTACTTCAATCAACAAACACTTTCCACTTTTCCTTTTTACCCAAAAATCTGGATAGTATCTATGCACTTTACCGTCTATTGGACTCTTGTATGGTATGCAAAACTCTTCACTAGCCCACTTAACGATGTCGGAATGTTCATCTAAATAGATCATAAGTTTGAGTTCCCACGAACTTCTATAAATAATGTTTGTGGGGTCTCCGTTATATTTATCAAAGTTTTTGGGGACAAACTTACCTTTGTAACTCATAGGAATATTTATATGACAAATATACTACAAGGAGCTGGAGGATCTAGGCAACCCGTTGGGACACAAAGTGCAGCAAGAACACAAAATCAAATAATGGCTGCAAAGAAAGCTAGTTTTTCTCAAACAGATCAAGGCTTCGCATTTCCATCAGACTTGTCTGCGGACTATTGTTTCCATATGGCAATGGTTGAATTTGAATATAATTCTGCTGGACAAGGTGGTACTGGAGCACAAGGTGCTGGTGGTGAATTAGATATAGGTTCTGGCGGTGGTACAGGCTCAACAGGAAAAACAAGAACTGAAAAAGTAGGACGTAGTTATTTTTTACCAGTTCCAAGTAGCATGAAAGATAGTCAAGGATTAGATTATAGTACTATAGAACTTGGAGCAGTTGTAGGTAAACTAGCTGGTCAAGTAGATAAGATAGCTAGTGAGATGGGTGCTGCTGCTGGTGCAGAAGCTGTTGGAGAAGTTTTAGGTAAAGCAGTTGGTGCTGGAGCAAAAGCACTTTCAAATGCTAATAAAGCAGACGCAGCAGCAATTATACAAGCTGCATTAGGAACAAATACGTTTCCAAGACTAGCAGGTATTGGTGGAGCAGTACTTGGCCAAGTACCAAATCCTCATGTAACTTCTTTCTTCAAAGGAGTCAAGCTAAAGAATTATCAATTTGATTGGCAACTATGGCCACAATCAGCTGAAGAGACTCTTACTATTGAAAAGATGGTTAACTCTTTGAAGTCAGATATATTACCAACAAGAGGAACAGGTAATCTTGGATTATCGTTAAAGTATCCTAAAGAAGCACATTGTCGTATCCATACTCTCAATGGTAATCAAACTCATTTAAATTTTAAACCTGCATTTGTTACAGATGTTAGTATTGATTATACTCCACAAGGACCTGCATTCTTAGAGAATGGACATCCTGCTGGTATAGGTTTATCAATTAGCTTACAAGAAACTTCTATATGGTTATCAAATGACTATCCAGATAATGGATTGAATCTAAGTAGTGGTGCCAGGAGCGCAGCTCCATTATCAGGTCTATCTGGAGCTTCAAGTTAATGGCACTTAATAAACTTCCACTGACAACATTTCAGAATCAAACTATAAGAGATATCACAAAAGGATACAAACTTGTAGAGTTGATACCAAGTCAATTTGGATTGAACAATTATGAAATTGAAGATGGTGAGAGACCAGACACAGTATCATTCTTTGCATACGACACTCCAAGTCTTGCGTGGTTAGTATTGTTACCAAATGTCAAACTTGATCCATATTATGAATGGCCTCTTTCACAAAGAGAGTTTGAGAAACATATGGAAGCAAAATATGGATCAGTAGCTACTAGCCAATCTACTATTTTGTTCTATGAACATCAAACAAAAGACATTACAATATCAACAGATACATACAATCATGCAGGATTCTATACTGAAATAACTGCTGGGGACTATACAGGAATCACTGCATATAATTATTTTGAGAGAGTTAATGACAATAAAAGACATATTAAATTAGTACCACCAGGTATGGTGGATAAAGTTTTAACCCAATTGGATAGGTTATTCTAATGTGGCCTTACACTGACGAAGAAGAAGAATGGCTAAACTAGGCAATCTAGTTATTGATGCCTTACATCTTGTTACATTAAATAAAGATGGAAGTATCAAATCTGGACCAGTAGAATTATATTCCAAGATTGTATCGGCAGTCTTGAATCAAAGTTTGTTTGAGAGTTCTATTACTCTTACGCTCACTATTAGTGAAGCTGAAGGTATGCTAACAAGGTTCAATAAGAAAGGCATACTTGGTCAAGAGTTTGTTATACTAACAGCTCATAACAATCATGCAAACGACAACCCAATAAATCTTCAGTTTCATGTACGATCAGCAAAAATGCTGAGTTGTCTACACAAGGTCAAAGTGTGTTAATGACATTGGAATGTGTAACAAAAGAAGCCTTGATAGATTCATACACTAGTGTCAATCAATCTTTCAATAAAACATATTCTAAGACGGTTGAGTCTATATGGGACAGATACATAGTAAAAAGTCCAAAGCAAGAATTTTTTAAGAATACTGCACTTACACCATTTGATAAAAAAGCAATTGAAGTACATGATACACAACAAGTAATAAACTCTTTTATTGTACCAGGAAGAAGTCCTTTTGGTGCTATTGATATGTGTGGTAGAAGAGCTCATGACTTTACATTTGGTGGTAGTATGTTTTTGTTTTATGAGACAATAAACGGATACTATTTTCATAATATTGAAAAGCTAATTAATGATCAGAATGAATTATTAGAGACAGAACCACAGCTTAGGTCATACAGATATAGTCCTGTGGATGATTCTAGTGAAGGTACTGTGGATGAGATAAAAAAAATTAGATCACTAGACGAGTTAAAACTTCCTGACCAACACCTATTAGGTGCAACAGGATCACTTAGAAACACTGCGAGAGCGTTAGATGTTGTGGGTAAGACTTATAGAGATGTGGCCTTTGACTACCAAGAGAAAACCAGAGGAGCATATCAGCTGGTGGATCCTGCTGGTGATACTTTTATTGATGATGACTTTCATGATATGTTTGTAGAAGATACTTACGAATTCCTAATAGTCAAAGATACAACAAAGAGAAACCAATTTTATGAGCATATTGTAAGTCAACGTTTGCCATTTGTACATCATTTAATGTCTCAGCAAATGAATATTACACTAACTGGTGATATCACATTAGTACCTGGTGAGATGGTAGATCTTGAAATACCAGAACAGTCTGCATATAAAGGTGATACACAAACGGATGTATCCTCTAATAGACTTGGTGGTAGATGGATGATTGCAGCTGTCAAACAAGTATTTGATGCACAAGAAAACCACACTACTATACTATCTTGTATGAAAAATTCTGGGGTTCCAGGAGAAAAATAATGTCATTAAACTCAGCTGAAGCATTAATTAACGTCCAACATTTCATAGGTGTTGTTGAAAATAGAAACGATCCATTAAATATTGGCCGTTGTCAAGTCAGAGTTTATGGTGTACATACTGAAGATAAAATAGATATTCCAACAGGCGACTTGCCTTGGGCAATGCCAGTGATGCCATACAACAGTGCATCTATAAGTGGAATAGGAATAAGTCCTACAGGACCTGTTGAAGGTACTTGGGTATTTGGTATGTTCATTGATGGTATTGAATTGCAACAACCAATTATACTTGGTACACTAGTAGGTATACCTAAAGAAAAGATTGCTTCCAATCTTGGGTTTGGTGATCCAAAAGGAATATATCCAAAAGAAAAGTATCTCAAACAAAGCGATGTTAATAGACTAGCTAGAGGTCCTATGGCTGAAGGTGAAGAATCCTTAGCTGTCAAGAATAGAGATAGAGTCACTGAAATACCAACAGCTGTACCGCCTATAACAGAAACAGTAAGAAAGCTTGATGGACCAAAGGTTCCAACTAGTGATAAGCACAATGCTGGTAATCCTGGAGACTTTTATTATAGAAACCATTGGAACGAGCCGTTTCCAAGATATGGTGGCCAAGCTAATAATGAAACATGCTTCTTGGATGATACAAGCAATGGACAAATATGGGAAGGTAGGACTGGTGAGAAGCCTCCTAGTCAATCAGCATATCCATATAATCACACATATACATCTGAATCTGGTCATGTTATGGAGTATGATGACACACCAGGAAGTGAAAGAATACATCAATACCATACCAAAGGTAGCTTCTATGAGATCCAACCAGATGGCTCAAGAGTTACAAAGATTGTTGGGGACGATTATGAAATGTTTCTCAAAGGAAAGAATGTTGTAGTTGATGGCAACATGAACCTCACTGTAAGAGGTGATGTAAGATTGATGGTTGAGAAGAATTTGTATCAAGAAGTCAGAGGTGATTATCATCTTCGTGTTGATGGTGACATGGTAACCAAGATCAGAGGTAATGAACAGAAAGAAATTCAATCAAGTAAATCCACACAGATCAATGAGAATAGAAGTCTAAGAGTTGGTGGTAATGAAGATAGTACTATTGATGGTAGTACCAGGCAAAAGTTTAAAGGTGAAAGGTATCAAGTATTTTCAAATAATGTATCAATGACAATTAAAGGGTTTGAGAGACATCTTATTACTGGTGGTTCATTTACAATGTATACCAGTGGCAATACTAACTTCATGACCGATTCAAACTTTACTGTCAAAACTACTTCCAATGTTAATATTCATACAGAAGATAATCTAAACATGGATGCTACTTCTAATGTTACTATTGATACTCCAGCACAGTTTCTTGTAGGTACTAGTACTACCCCAGCTAACACATTTATCAAATCAACTAGGATTGATTTAAATGATTAATCTAGATTTAAATGAATTCACAACTGCACTACAAAATAGTGGTATCGATAACAAGCTAATAGCTATCACCGATCAAGTTGCTACAGAACTGAGTACTATCCTTAGTACAGATATTGCAGCTAGTACTCCAAGTAGTCTCAAATCAATACTACAAGCATCTACAGATGCTATTGCTGATGTAACTAATACATTGCATGAAGCTACCGAATCCTTAAAACCTGATCTAACAAGTCTACAAGAAGAGATGGGTAAAGTACTATCGGGTAGTGTTCCTCCAAGCAGTCTTCAAGGATTGCTCGATACTGTAGCAAATGATGTAGCAATACCATCTATTGAATCATTACAAAGTAGTATAGGTAGTGCTATAAATGCTCCACAATTAACAGGCCTGGATGCAATAGCAAATGAAGTACAAGGTATTGTTTCAGGTAGTACTTGGACAGACGCAACTGGAGCAATGAGAAGTAGGTTAACAGAAACGGTAGATGCAGCTTCTGCTACTGCTTTTGATCCTGGTACATTGATACCCAACTTCAAGTTCAAAACAGAACCTACTTTTGATGAAGACGGTGAGCAAAATGGAGAAAGGGTAGTGGCATTTAAATTTGGTAATGCTTCTGTGCAAGCTGTTAAAGATGCATTGTCTGAAGTTATTCCAGAGCCCTATGAAGTAGAAACAATGGCTGCAACAGTGAAGAATCAATTGTTAGAAGACAAAGGAGTATCAATAGCTACCCTAGGTACTGTTATAAATAAATTTAAGGAAAGACTTGCAACAGAAGTTAAGTTTGATCCTTCTACTGGAGAGAACTTTGTCTTTCAGAAAACTTTAGATGAGGATGGAGCTGAAATAATAATACCATTTGGCTTTGCTTCAAAAGCAGATTGGGAAGAGTCTTTTAAACAAGGTCGTGCTGCAGCACAAGGTATGATGCAAATCAATGCTGGAGCATTGAAGAAGTTTATTGGTGAAAACACTGAAGTTGCTCAAGATACATTTAAAAGATTAAGTGAGATTAGTATTGATATTCCAGTTGCTGATCAATTATCTGAAGGTGCAGTTAATAAATTTGAGAGAGATCCAATTACTAATCTTGCAGTACCATTAGACAATCTATTGAATGCTTTTGGTCCAACCATAGAATCAGCTAAGAAAGCTGCTCCTGGAGTGGAAGCTAACTTGAAAGTATTGGATAGTAACTTTAAAAACTTCTTTACTCAACTGGGTAAAGAACTACCACCAGGGCAGAAACCAGAGCCTTTTGTGGATCCTGAGGAGGGCGCAGAGTGAGTAAAGTAGCAGTAGTAACACAAAATAGAGCTGCGACAACTACTGTATATTCAGACTTCTTTACTGACTTTACACGAAATGCTGTCACAGGTCAACTCAATAAAAAGACTAATGCTGAAGCAGTCAAGCAATCAGTTAGAAATTTATTGTTGACAGATAAACTAGAGAGATTATTCCAACCTAATGTTGGAGGTGGACTTAAAGCATTGTTGTTTGAAAATGCAACTCCATTTACACAAATGCAAGTCCAAGCATATATTAATGAGACTATACGAAACTTTGAGCCAAGAGCTGAGTTGATATCAACTGAGCTTGAGTTTATTAATGACAGGAATGAGGCTAGAATAACTATTACTTTTGGTATTATAAATATTGAAGACCCAGTTACTTTTACATTAGGCCTAGAAAGGACTAGATAATGGCTACGACCAATACAGAATTCTCGGTCGCCAATTTGGACTTTAGTACAATTAAGTCTAACTTAATCACGTTCATGCAAGGCCAAGATGTTTTTGCTGACTATGACTTCACAGGTTCAAACTTAAATGTACTGATGGATCTGTTGGCATATAACACATACTACAATGGAATCTATCTTAATCACGTTGCAACAGAGATGTTTCTTGATAGTGCACAGTTAAGAGATAGTATTTACTCTATATCAAAGTCGCTAAACTATCTTCCAAGATCCCATAGATCATCAATTGCATATGTTAATATTAACGTAAACCCATCAAGCAATCCACATCAAATTACTATTCCAAGACTTACTAAGCTAACGTCTACTATTGGTGACAATACATATACATTCTCAACCAATTCAGATATAATTGTATATTCAAACAATAGCTATCTTGCATCCAACGTTGCAGTATACGAAGGTGATATTGTACAAGAAGCATTCTTAGTTACAAATACATCACCTAATACAGCTCAATTTTATATTAACAACTCTGATGTTGATGTGTCAAGTCTTGCAGTAAAGATACGAACATCTAATACTGATAGTACTAATAGTGAATATACAAGAGCAAATTCATTGTTTGGATTGACAGCTACAAGTAATGTATACTTCGTAGAGCCATCAACAAATGGTAGTTATAATATAGTACTTGGTAATGGAACATTTGGTAGACAGCCTGCTAATAACAACTTGTTGGAAATATCTTATAGGAGATCAAACGGAGAAGACCCTAATGGAGCTAATAGTTTTTCTGCTGATAGTATCGCTGGCCACAGCGCTGCTATTTCGTTGGTAACAAGAGCAACAGGAGGTTCTGGATCTCAAAATTTAGATGATATTAGATTCTCTGCACCAAGAGCTCTAGCTGTTCAAGAAAGAGCAGTTACAAAAGAAGACTACAAGACATTAGTAATCAATGAGTTTAATGATATATCATCTTTAAACGTATACGATGGTGCAGATGAACCTGTACCTCAAATGGGTGTTGTTAAGTTAGCTATACGAAGTGATTCATTTGATATACTTCCAACGACATTGAAGACCCAAATAACAAACTTCTTAAAAGATAAAACACCAATTGGTATAAGAACAGATATAATTGATCCTACATTTATTAATATTGATGTACATACAGATGTTAAGTACAATAGGAATGCGACAGATGATAATGTTGCTACTATTCAAACAGCTGTTGAAACAACAATAGACACATTCAATACTGATAACTTAGATGACTTCTTTAAGACATTTAGAAAGAGTAAGTTAATTGAAAAGATCAATGAAACAAAAACATCTATTCTAGGTTGTGAAGTTACAGTTAGAATGATGAAACTTATTAGTCCTCAAGCAAACATCTCTTTTAATGATACGTTGTTGTACAATCAACCATTCAAAAGAGACAATCCAGTAGAGCCTGCAAGTCAGGGTGAGTTTGTATCATTCACTACTCCGTCAGTACAATCAGAAACATTTGTATTCCAAAATATTACTGGTGCATCAATAAGAGATAATGGTTCTGGATCATTGCAAGTAGTAACAGCTAACCTATCAAGTATCGAGGTGTTGAGTTCTAATGTTGGTACTGTTGATTATGATTTAGGTAAGATTGTTGTCTCCAACTTAATTATTAACTCTTATTCATCTGGTGCATCATCTGGTACACTTAAAATGTTTGCAAGGCCTTTAGATCAAGATATTGAAGGTAAAAGAAATGATGTGATTAGGATTAGAACAAATGAGACTAACGTGACAGTTATTGAATTAAGAGAATAACATGACAGTGCTAAACACAGTTCAGGATAAGATATCTCCTCTCATACAGGAGCAGTTCCCAGACGTCTATAAAGAAGACGGGAATCTTATGACTTTGTTTGTTAAAGCATACTACGAATTTCTTGAGCAATCAGATAAGCCATTGGGTCAATCAAGAGATCTCGCTTCTCAACTAGACGTTGATCAAACAACAGCAGAGTTCCTTGAGCACTTTAGAAAAACATATTTGTTTAGTATTCCAACAACAACGACTGTGGATGCTCCATATGTCATTAAACATATATTAGACCTATACAGATCAAAAGGTTCTAAGAGAGCCCTTGAATTATTCTTCAAGTTGATATATGGCAAGAATGCTGATCTTTATATTCCAAACGAACATCTAGCTAAAGCATCTGATGCTACATTTGTTACACCAAGATACATTGAAATTTTTGCTGACTCTACTGTGATACAAGCATTTTTAGGAAACAAAATAGAAGGTCAACTATCTGGAGCAACAGCATTTGTTACATCCATTGTTGATACTAGCGTGCAAGGTAAGGCAATGCAAATTGTGTATCTTGAGAATCTCATTGGTGAATTTATCAGGAATGAGTTGGTTTTTGATCCCACTGGTATACACTTTGCACGAACAAATGGTTCTCTCTCTGCTGTTAATATAACAGATGGTGGTAATAGTTATTCAGTTGGTCAAACACTTACTGTACAGTCTTCATCTAATACTTCTACAGTTGGAACAATTAGAGTAACAGATGTGGCTGATGGTACTGGTGTTCCTGGTATAACCCTACAGGTTGGTGGATCTGGTTACAGCTCTAATGTTGCTTTGTCAAATGTTATTATTAGTAATACAATATTGCAAGTCAATAATATTAGTAATACAGACGTGAGTCCATATGCAGGAGCAAACACTATACCAGCAAACACTTTTCAGATATTTGAAAATGTATTTGCTCCAAGAGTAGAAGTAACATTTACTTCTGGAGATAACATATTTGCTTCTACTGCTAATACCTCAAGTTATGTACAAGGAATTAATTCTACAGCTGGTATTATAGCTAATGGACACCTAGCCATTAATGATTCAGCTAGTGGAGCTACCAATGGTACGTTGTTGATATATGAAACATCTGGATCATTTGCAACAGACAATGGTGTTGTTAAATTAAGATTTGGTGGTGATGCTGATGTAAACTCTGACTTTGGTACGTTTACAAATGTTTATTCAACTGGTAGATTTATAGGTAAAAGAGCAAACAATATAGGAATAACCGACAACAATATGGTGTTTCCAGTAGAACCTCAAGGATTCATTAAAGGTGAAGTAACAAATACTTTTGCTGATATTGTTGCAAATAGATCAGGACTAAATGCAAATGTTCTAATCAATGCAGTTGGTAATGCTGTAGCTACAAACGTATACACAGACTTTATTAGTTTTCAAAACTCAGGTAATGTATTATCAATAGATTTGATTATCAATGGCTCTAACAGTAATGTTGCAGCTGCTGGATATGGATTTTCTAAAGATACATCTGCTGGTATTGATAATGTTATTGACAAAGCATTAAGATTTGAAACTAGTGAATTACTTGGTGAAGTGACATCACTCACAGTTGTTAGTAGTGGTAATTCATTCACTGCTGATCCTATAGTAATGACACAGAATAGATTTGTAGATAGTTTTTTTCAAAAAGATATTGAGATAACATATTCAAACAGAGCTGGTGTTACTCCTGCTGTAGGTGATATGTATCGTCAATATAGAGCTTATGATACAAGGACATTGACATTTTCAACTAACACAGCTAATCAATTCTCTGTTGGTGAAGGTCTCAAACAAGTTATCAATAGTAGTACAAATACTTTTATGACAGTTCGATCTATTACTAACACCACACATATGGTAGTGGGTGATCTATACACATCAAATACAACAGCTGGTGCTGAAAGATTAATTGGTGATAATGCAACAATCAATACATCTATAAACATAACTGGATTGTTATCTGGTGCAACTATAAACACTGTAACAGCATCGTCAAACACTAGTGAAAACACAGTTGCAGTTGGTAAAGTATTAGAATCAAACACATCAAACAATTATTTTCTGATGAGAATGCATTCAATTGAGCATGATTTCTTTGTGTCAAGTACTACATCAGAAAGATTACAATCTAATAACAACAATAAATCATTTCAAATTGATACACTACACGAAGCACAAAACAATTACAACAGGTTTGTTAAAGCTGGTATCAATGCAAATACGTTTGCTAATGTTACCATTGGTCAAGGATTAATACAACAGGCAGAAGTTGTAACATCAGGATTAGGATTTAAGGATGGTGAGATACTAAACTTTACAATAGGATCTAATGCACAGGCAGTTGTTGGAACAGCTGTTGCCAATGGTACTGGTGTTGGTGTAGGATACGTTAAGCTCGATAGTGGTGTGCTTGGAGAAGAGTTTTTTCTCCATGACAACCATTTCTTCCAACAGTTCTCATATGAGGTGTTGTCTGAGTTTGAACTAAATAAGTATGAAAGAATTCTTAAAGAAGTTATCCATACAGCTGGATACAAACTATTTGGTCGACCTGTTGTGGAATCATTCAATAACACAGCAATCTCCGTTGCAAATTCAGCTGTAAGTCAGGCATAGGGTATGACAGAAAGAGTATACAAAGAGTTTAATGTACACAGTGCTGAGCAGCTTACTGAGTCTATTACAGAAGCTTCTAACACGATGTACTATGTGTTTAGTACAAAGCATACTGCATATAGTGAAGGTAGTACGCCAACTCCTAATGCATCTATTGCAAATTCATTATTCCAATCATATGACGAAATGTTGTTTGGTAAACTTGTTACATCTAATGATATATCACAAGCAATATACAATAATGCATGGTCTAATGGTACAATATACTACGCATATGATGATCAAGATACAAACTTAAACGATAAAGTATATTACGTATCTACATCAGAAGGATCAGATTATCACGTATGGAAATGCATAGACAACAATGGAAACAGTGTTTCAAACTCACAACCATTGTATTCTGATGTATCATCTACTCTGAGTTCATTATATTTAAAGACTGCTACTGATGGATATCAGTGGAGATTTATGTATACAATACCTGGTGCTACATATACAAAGTTTACATCAAACACTTACATTCCTATAGTAGCTCATGCAAACGCATCTGGCAACTCAATAAATGGTGCACTGGATGCATATGTTGTATCAAACAGTGGAAACAACTATAATGAATTTGCAAATGGATCAGTAGTATTAGGTACTAATGGTATGTTGTTTACCATTAACTCTACATCATTTACTCTATCAGGCAACAATGATTTTTACAACAATTGTTCAATATATTTTACAGCTGGAACATCCAATGGTGAAATAAGAGAAATTACAGACTATGTTTCTAACTCTACTGGAAAATTTGTAACAGTCAACACAGCATTTTCATCTACACCAGATAGTACCTCAAAGTTTGAGATCACACCTACTGTAAGAATCAAAGGTGATGGGTCAAACGCAATTGCTAGAGCATTAATTAACACTAGTACTAATACAGTTGCAAACATTCAAGTATTGCAACGAGGTTCTAAGTACACATATGCTGATGTAACTATTGAAGCAAACAATATGGCTTCAGCAAATCTTGCAGT